GCAGCTCAGGAAGCAGCAGAACGCCAACGCGGCGGCGGCTCGCCAGGAGGAACTGCAGATGGCGATGGCGGAGAGCTACGCGGCTATGGCGGAGGCGGCTAACCGCGTGGTTCCGTCGCTCGAGCCTCTCAAGCAGGCGCCGGAGCAGTACACGGCGGCGCAGTCGGACACGGCTCGCAAGCAGCAAATGCGCTCGGGGCTCTTGTCCGCGTTCAACCGCTACGGCAGCGGGGCGCTGCGTACGACCGCGCTAAAGAACAAGGCCGACAAGCTGGGGGTCGCGTAAGGGCATGGCGAAGTTCACGTTCAGATCGGACACGGCGGCGCTGAAGGGCTGGCTTGCGAAGCGCAAGAAGAGCCTGGAGGATGCACGTCTGCCTTTCGAGCCGGTCTGGCGCGACATCCGGCTTCACATCGAGCCGTCGCTCGGGAAGGCGCTCGTCGAGGGCGATCCGAACGACCGGGCGGCGCAGCGCGAAGACGAGCGCATCTACAATTCGGAACCTCGCATCCTGCTTCAGCGCATGGCGGCAGGCCTCCAGTCCGGCATCACGAACCAGTCCCGGCAGTGGTTCAAGCTCGAGACGCGCGATGCTCGGCTGGGAAAGGCGTCCCGCACCCGCGCGTGGCTTGATTTCGCCACCGAGGCCGTGCAGGGTGTCATGCAGCGTTCCAACGTGTACTCGGCTCTTGATCAGATTTATTCGCAGCTCGGGCAGTTTGGCACGGCGGCCGGGCTCGTCGTCTACGATGCCGACGCCACGGTGCACCTCCACGTTTGCGACATGGGGAGCTTCTGGCTGGCGCAGAACCGTCGGCAGCGGGTCGACACGCTCATGCGCAAGATCGACTTCACCCTCCAGCAGCTCATTGACGAGTTCGGCGAGGGCTGGGTGCCTACGCGGTTGATCGAGCGCAAGGATCAGTCCGGGGCGCTTGAGCGCCACCACGTCGTCTGGAACCTCGTCTGTCCTGTAGCGCATTTCGGCAAGTCGCTAAAGGACGTGGCGTCCGGGCGCGCGTTCGCGTCGGTATACTGGATTGAGGGCGAGGGAGGACAGGACGGCAACGACGGAATCCTCGCGATCCGCAGCTACGGATACAATCCCATCATCGCTCCGCGCTGGGTTCTAGGAGCGTCCGTCTACGGCACCGGGTGCGGGTACATCGGGCTGGCGGACTCCAAGGAGTTGCAGCGCCTTGAGAAGGACAAGCTCAAGCTCGTGGAGCAGGAGGCCGATCCTTCGATGCTGGCCGACAGTTCGATGAAGGGCGTCCCGATCAACACGGGGCCTGGCGGCGTCACCTACGGCAACCTGGTCGGCGGTTCCGCCGGGCGCAACGTGCCTGTTCAGCGGCTTTTCCAGACGCAGGGGCAGATTCAGGCCGTTCTTCTGGCGATCCAGTCCGTCGAGGAGAGGCTGCGTCGCATTTTCTACAGCGATCTTTTCAGCCTGTTGATAAACCTGAACACGAACCCGACGCAGAAGACGGCCACGGAGGTCAACGAGCTATCCGCCGAGAAGGTTGCGCTGCTCGGGCCTGTGCTCACGCGGCTGAACACCGATCTTCTCGACCCGCTTGTCGACGCCGTCTTCACGGCTGCGGTTGACGAGGCAATCGAGAACGGCGGCGCGGACGTGATTTCTTCCACGCACTCGCTCGCGTCTCCGCCTCCCGACCTGGCAGGGCAGGAGTTGAAGGTCGAGTACGTGTCGAGCCTTCACGTCGAGCAGCAGGCGGCTACGCGGCTTACCGGGCTGTCCCGGCTGCTTGAGTTCGCGGCGGGCATCGCGCAGGTTCAGCCTGACGTCGTTGACAAGATCGACACCGACAAGATGCTCGACGTTGCGGCTGATTCGCTCGTGGAGCACGGGTGTGTGCGCGACCAGAAGGAGGTAGACGCGGTTCGGAGGGCGAGGGCGCAGCAGCAGCAGGCCATGATGCAGGCCGAGCAGGCCGCGACCGCTGGCAAGGCCGTGAAGGACGTGGCGCAGGCCGGGAAGAGCGCGCAGGAGATGCGGTCTGTCGCGGAAGGGGGTGCCGCGTGAGCTCAAATGTAAACAAGGTTTTTGAGGACGTCGAGCGGAGGCGCGTGAGCGACCTGCAGTGGGTGCTCGGCGATCCCCGTGGTCGCCGCGTCTTCCAGCGCCTGGTTGACATCCTCTACGAGTCCGGCTCGGAGCGGCACGAGTTTCATGCGGGGCGTCGCTCCGTGGCCTCCGCGATTCGCGAAGAGGCGCTTGAGGCATCGCTTGAGATGGTGTCGCTTGCGCACAGCGAGGCGCTTGCGGATGCGGAGAAGATCAGGGGACGAATTGCGCTGGCGCATGCCGCCGACGCCGAGGAAAGGGAAAAGCTATGAGCGATGAAGTCAAGAAGGAAGAGGCGGATGTTACGGTCAAAGACACGGACGCCAAGCCGGAAGTCAAGACGGACGTGAAGCCGGACGAGGCTCGTGTCGAGGAGCCGAAGAAGGAGGCTCCCGAAACCGGAGCGAATGCGGACGGCGTGAAGCCGCAACCCGAGACCGAGACGCTCGAGAACCTTCTCGCGGGCGACGACGACGATGCCGCTGAAAAGGATTTCGAGAATTCCGATGGCGCTGTTTCGTTCAAGCCTGCTGAGATGACGCCAGAGGAACTCGATGCGTTCGTCGCGGGCATGAAGCTTCCGGAACTGAACGTCGGCAAGGACGCGTACGGCAACGACGTGAAGCTCGGCGATGTCGAGGTGAAGGTGCTCGCGCCGTTCCTGTCCGGGATTGGCCTTTCCGCCAAGCAGTCTTCCGCCGTCGTCCACGGCCTGGCCGCGCTCGAGGGCGCAAGGCTCAAGGCGGAAGTGAAGGCGCAGCGCGATCTCGTGTCCGGGCTCGTGTCGGCGTCCAGGGAGAAGTTCGGGGCCGACCTCGGGCGTTTCGTGTCCGAGGCGAAGCGTGGCGGCAAGGCGCTGTTCGGCGAGGCGTGGGACGAGCTCAAGGGCATTCCCGCGTTCTGCAACGACCCTCGCATCATCGAGGCGCTTGCGGGCTACGGTCGCAGCGTGGCCACAGACGACGGGGCTTCCGGCAAGGATGCCGGAGGCATGAATTCAAAGGATTTCGCCGAAGCGTGGATCGCGTCCTCGAACCGCAAGGCGGAGGCAAACGGGTAGCGATACCCACATCAAAGGACAAGGAGTAACACATGGGCACAATCGGTAACACGAACGTGACGTTTCGAGATCTCGCCTCCGGGCTCAAGGGGGACAAGACCTTCGATCACGACATCGTCGACCTCACAGTTGAGGTCAACGAAATCCTGGACGACATTCCCGTCGTCGAGGCAAACGACGGTTCTTCGAACCGCACTACGATCCGCACGGGCATCGCCGGAGCGACCTGGGCCGCGTTCTACCAGGGCATCCAGGCCAGCAAGGGCAGCAAGCAGCAGATCGTCAACGTCGCCGGTTCTCTGGCGAGCAAGCTGGAGATCGACAAGCGGCTCTTCGACCGCGACCCGAACAAGGCGGCCTTCCTCGCCGACGAGGTGAAGGGTCACATGGAGGGCATGGGCAACGAAGTGGCGGACGCGCTGTTCTACGGGAACCTCAAGACCGAGGCCCGCAAGTTCAACGGCCTGGCGTACTTCTACAACACCATCGGGAGCACGGGTTCGGACGACAAGGTCGCCTCACACTACGTGTTCGACGGCAAGAAGGCGTCAAACCCGTCTGCCGCCGCGTACCGTTCGATCTGGCTCCTGAACTGGGGCAACTCGACGATGCGCTGCTTCTACCCGCAGGGTTCCAAGGGCGGCATCAGCAGGGGGACGTTCGACACGGTCGACGTGACGGACAGTTCCGGCGGGACGTACCAAGCCTACCGCCAGTACTTCTACTGGGACATCGGCCTGGACGTCCGCGACTTCCGCTACGGTGGTCGCATCGCCAACATCGAGAGCGACGTGATGCTCGCGGCCACCGGCCAGCCGAGCTATCTGGAGCTCGTCGACCAGCTCGAGGGCCGCGTGAAGGGCGGCGGCGGGACTCGGCGCGTGTTCTACATGGCCAAGGGCGTGTGGGAGTCGCTGAAGATCCTCTACGGTCGGGCCACGCGCGGCAACGCCATCGCCTACGCCGATGTGGAGCAGCGCAAGACGCCTACGCTGTTCGGCGTCCCCGTGCGCCTCTGCGACGCGCTCAACACCAACGAGACGGTCGTCTCTTAACCCAGAAAGGAGAAACATCACATGATCCTCTCACTTCAAGACCTGTTCTCCAACGGACAGACCATCGCGACCGCCACGGGCGACACCGCGTCCACGAACACGCTCGACTGGGCGTCCCACAAGGACGACCTCTCGCGCAACCTGTCGATCTTCTGCAAGGTCGACTCGGCTGGCACGTTCGGCTCCGGCGGCACCATCGTGGTGAAGTTCCAGACCAGCGCGAACAACAGCGACTGGACGACGCTCATCACGACCGAAGCGCTGACGACGCTGGCCGCCGGCCAGATGGTCATCAACCAGGCGCTCCCGAAGGGTCTGCTTAGGTACAACCGCATCCTCTTCACGGGGGGCGAGGCCGCCTTCTCCGTCGCCCCGAAGTTCACCGCAGGCATTGTGCGCGGCGAACTCGACTACGCCTTCGCCGGCGTGTAGCGTCGCCCTCCCCGGGGCTGCCGTCAAACCTGACGTATGCTCCGGTCACGAGTCCGCAACTGACGGCGGCGGCACATTCCCGCTCGTGACCGGGGCGCGTCTTTCCAAACAGTTTCTGGAGGTCAACGTCCATGAAGATGAAGTGTGTTTTCAAGTGCCAGTACGCTGGGCGCACCTACCGTCCCGACGACGTCGTCGAGATTCCCGAGGCAGACCTCGAGCTCGGCCACGTGCGCAGTTCCTTTGTCGCGGCTGAAGTTGCGCCTCCGCCTGTGGCGGCGTCCGCAGACGCATCGCCTGTCGGGGCTGATTCCGAAGACGACGGCGGACTGACCCGCGACCAGTACATGGAGCGCCTTCGCGGGCTTCACGTACCATTCAGCGCCAGGGCGAAGCGCGACGAGCTCAAGAAGCTCTTCGAAGCCGCCACGGCACCGATTCCGATGTAGCGCACGGAGGGCCTGATCCATGTCCATCCCGCTGACGATCACCATCGACGAGGCGCATGGGTTCCTGACGCTATCCAAGGTGCTCACGCTCGGGTCTACCTACGACGTCACGGTGGCCGGGGTGGATTATCCGAACGTTGAGTTCACGCTCACGAACCACGACGGGGACACGGTGGCGGCGTCCGTCGCCGGTGAGCTCGCGCTCAACACGCAGCTTCTCAAGGATCAGTGGCCGACGAACGAGCGGTGTCCGTCCGCGCTGACGCTGCACGTCTACGCGCTCGCGGACGACGCCGTAGTCGGGACGGGGATTTGCATCGTCAAATGGGCGCCGTACATCTTCGACGCGGCGGGTCTTCCCATCTCGCTCAAGGGCGAGACCGGGGCGGCCGGGAAGAGCGCGTACCAGAGCTGGCTTGAGCAGCCCGGCAACGCCGGGAAGACGGAGGCGCAGTTCGTCGCGTGGCTCAAGGGCGACCAGGGGGACAAGGGCGAAGCGGGGCGGAACGGGGCGTATGTCCCGATGCATGAGATGTACGCCTTCACGGTGGACGCGGAGACGGGGCATCTGATCATCCACGCGCAGGACGGCGACAAGCTTTTCGCGGTGGACGGCGTCGGGGCTCCGGACTACGAGAAGCCGCTGTTCTCGCTCTCCCCGCAGGGCCACATCGTCTACACGTTCTACGACAACGGCGAGGCGGTGCAGACGGTCGATCTCGGGCTCGTGAAGGGCGACAAGGGCGACGCGTTCACCTACGCGGACTTCACGCCGGAGCAGCTTGCGCTCCTGAAGGGAGAGCCGGGAGCCGACGGGGCTGACGGGCTGACGGAGTCGCAGGTGCAGGCGGTTGTCGAGGGTTACGGGTACGCCACGGCTGCGGCGGTCGCGCTCAAGGCGGACAAGACCGAGATTGCCGACATGGCGACGCAGACGGCTGTCGCGGCCGCGCTCGCGCGCAAGCAGGACGCGCTCGAGTTCGACGCTGTGCCGACGGAAGGCAGCGACAAGGTGATGACGAGCGGGGCGATCAAGTCCACGCTGGACGCCGTCGACGCGAAGATCGAGAGCATGAAGGGCGTCCAGATGGACGAGGTGAAGGCGCTGCTTGCGCAGATTCTGGGTTCGATGTCCAGCACGGTTCCGAAGACGTTCGACGAGATGCATGCGACGTTGCAGGCCCTTGTGACGGCGTTGAAG